CGATTAACGACAAAACAGAAAATCTATTGGCCGCCCCGTGTTTTCTTTAGGTTATCCTGGGAAGAGAGTTTCTTTCGAATCTCAATCTTCCGAGGGTCTTTATCAGAGGGGGTGCGTCCAACGACCTCAACTCGCTGCTGCTTTGAAGGTGTCTGTACACGTAGCACTGGCTCTGGCGGCGGAGGCTCAGTAGTCAGGTACCACCTATATCCGTAATATGGTGGCGGTAGCTGCAATGCAAGGGCAAAATCAGGGCCCATGCTTGTTGCACAGAATGATGGAGCTGGAGTAGTATCCGGATTAGTATTTCCAATAGCTTGGAGAAACGATCCAACTCTCTCAGGTTTGGCAGCATAGACACCTTGATCATGGTCAAATGTCGCCATCCATTCGGAATTAGAGTACCAAGGTACAGTATATTCCAAAAGTTGAGTAAGTCCAAATGATATTACTTGAACTCCATCATTAATTCTTGCGAAATCCTCGGGTACGTCATTATACGTAAACCGGCTTCGCGGATCCATTTTCGCCATCAAACCTTGGTCGGCTGTATACGGCACGTCTTCAGGGTTAGAAAACGTCATCTTGACTTTGTACTGTCCTCGATTATAAAAGAAAAGACTTCTTATACAATCGGCGGTGTTCCATTGCCAAGGAGGGTGATCGTGTAGTTCACGTAGGGCATCCGGATCGGGAGTGGTCCTACATGACCATCGCTGACAGAGCTGTTCCATTGTAATTGTCTGATCCGGCCAAAATGGCACATCATTTTCAATTACTTCGAATTGTCGGCTAGGTTTAATATTACTAAACGATTTTATTGAAGTCTGCATAAAAACAGCAGGCTCCGGGGGTATGTATTCTTTTTGATACTGGGGACATCGAGGAGAATAAAACTTAAAGTCAGAACAAGCATTCTGCCAAATAAGTATTTTCATCACAGGTACAGTGTCCCCGGCGGCTTTAGGAGTGGAATACAAAAACAATCTCACTCTTGGTCTTTCTCCAGGTCCGGCAACATTATTAACCGAACTATCTTGGATGTACTGGTAAGGATTGGTATACAAGTAAGGAACTAAAACTTTATGTATAGTAGTTCCTTTTACTTCAATAACTTCAGTAACTATATCACCAACTGTACCCGAAGTATCAGTATAACTAATAGCTACACCAACTTTCTGTACAACCAACGGAGAAGAAACCATCATGATCGTATACTCGAACGATCCACGCCACATTCTAAAAAATTGCGACGCGAAATCTAATCGATTACATCGTGGGGTTATATCTTCCGTCAAATCATCGACATCAGGGAAAAATGGCCAACCAAGCAAATCTATCTGAGAGCTTGTGGTGGTAAATTCCCCATGACCCCAAAAGGTAGGCATCATGATAAAATCAAGCCAAGAATGTTTCGGCGCGCGAGAAGGAAGGATTTGAGATCCTACTCCGAGCAAGCACCGAGGAGCAGAAAAATTGAGGTTACCGTATATGTCAGGAATGACAGCAGTACCACCCGTTTCTCCGCCCTGCTCTTGAGCATGTGTGGGGTCATCAAAATCGAACCAGTCTCCCAAGACTTCGTCAACTTGATGAAACCCAGCTTGTGCAGCATTCTTCAAATGTTGCACGCCTGAGGTGGCTAGATACTTGGTGAGTTCCGTCTGCATAGCAGAGTACAATACACCAGCAACTCCAGCCTGCATCTCAGCTTCTCCTTCCGCATTGACCGTATTTGCGATTCTAGGCCCGGCTACTTGTACGCCGTGCAAAGAACACCACAAATTAATTGTTACTGATTTCGGAATGGAGGAGTCCGCAGAATAAATCCACGGACCACCAACGATTTTAAGCTCGTTGAACTGATCGCCTGTAAAAGCTTCTTCTGTATAAAGCAGAATGTCAAGCCATTTATTAAGAGAGCTCCAAGGTACCATAATTCTTCCACTGTTAGCAGTAGAAAAATCGGCGATTTGGCAATCGGAGTGTGAGAGGATCCCATAATCACTCTCTAAATTTGATCCTGATCTACGTGCGTCCAACGGCAAGCAGGTGAAGCCTACAGCTCCCCAAACTTGCGGGACACTCATGATCTGATATCTCCACTCAACAAAATCCCATCGAATATATCTAAAAGTAGACATTGCATTCTTAAACGCAGTCTGACTAAACATATTGATGTATTGTTTGACTATTTGAGCGGATCCAGTTGTATAAACAAGATCTGGTAGCGCATACTCACGTTCAAGTATACGCACGGGTGTTTGATCTGCCCAAGGCGAAATGTCTCGTGGTCGAGGCAATTTCGGGGCAAGCGTTCGCACAGTTTTAGACTCTTCGACAAAGTCTACAAGTCCATTACTGTCAACAGTGGTTGTGGGTTCGTTTTCAAATGTATTTTCGGCGATCCAATTTCACGATAGGCTTGAGTTTAGCTGATCAACGTGCTCAAGCTCGAACCCCTATTTCTAGAGAGCGCGATCCGTAAAGTCCTAGGGGTTACTCTACGTCCATGCATTCTCTCTTCACACTTGCGTGTGGATTTAGTGCTCAATTTAAAGTCGAGAGCTAGACTTAGTTTAATGTCATTGCGGACGGGACAAAGTTATGAGCGATTGCTCATCATTCCGGTACCCCACCGGTCATCGTAATATTCATACGATCCAGCAGTGTACGGGACATTATATTCTTCGCAATAAAAGCGAATTCTTTGTTCTTCTCTTTCGAACTTTTCCTGGCCATAATGGTAGTACTCCATCATAGCTTGTTCAACATTAATAGCAAGTTGATCAGCAGGTGTTCGTAAAGAGGACTTCTTTATCCAAAGAAGCATTCCATGTATGCTCTCCTCTGCAAGGGGAGCAGTATATAGGTTTCCCCGAGGTCGAAATTTACGGCAAAGGAATTCCAAATTGTCAAAATCAACAAATTTGGAATCTATCTTACCTTTGGAAGTTGTGGTATAAGTCATACCAAACACTTCCCAAATAAATTCCCCAAGAGTCTCCATGTTTATAAGGTCTTTGAGGTCATCACAAACCGACCAGAGGTTATCATCGCCGTAAAAAGCACAGACGAGATCCTCTAATCGAGATCGATCTCCAAAACCATTAGTTTGGCATACAAACCAGTGAAACGCATTAAAAATACACACGTTCACAAACGAGTTAAGAAAACCCGTAAGCCATCCTCCAGAACTGTTCATCCAGTCTGACCAGTAACATTCACTATTAATAACAAAAATAGGTGCAATGCTACTCATACAGACATTATAAAGATACCAGTTATAGAGAGAATCGCCGGAATTAATATACCATTTCATCGCCAAGTAAAGGGCGTGTCCAAATTTCGAGGTGATACCAGAATCAAAACCTGAGTAATCACCTCCACCGAACAATTTGTGTTTCATTAGCTTTTCAGCTAAAATCCACCACTCGGACCCGTGGGGGTTAATACCGATACAAACATCAGTATCCAAGTGATTTTCCTTCATGTAGAAAACCACATCTCCAACAACCATTATAGTCATTATGAGATGAGCTAAACTACCAACACAAAAAATTCTAGTCTTCCCAAGGTAAACTCGCTCTAAATCGCGGGTTTCATCCTTGAGGCATGCTGAAACTACGTTTTTGACCTCGTAGCCAGCTTTCATGGCAACAAAAAGTTCCATGACTTTATTTCGGAGGATAGGGTTTATCCACGCTTCTTCTGTTTCTGTCGCTTTACGCCAGAGTTCAGAGCGGGACTTGAAACCTTCAACTTTAAAATCGAACCCTATCGAGGCTTGCATGTCGAGATGTTGAATTGCTTCCTCAATCGTCAACATGACAAATTTTCGTTTTGTGCTAGGAAAGAACCCAGCAAATGCAATTTGAGGTTCATGTTCGAACAACTCTTGCATCCACTTTGGAAAAATCCTACGGGGAGCTGACACCATTTTGACAATACCTTGTTTAAGAGGTTGTCTAAGAACTGGTTCACAGGTCTCCGTTTCACTATTGAGCACATCAACAGTCATCGGCTTTAACATAGCCGGAGCAGTAGTTACGGGGTAGATAGATTCATGAGTCAAATCGCCTTGAAATAGCGACGCCTCAATTTTCGTCTCAGTCGGCATAAAATCTCCTTTTGGAAGAGAGCCGAGGGACACTAACCTACCATCGAAATCTAATTGTTTACGCTCTGGAGTCGGACTCCGAACACAAGAAGGAATATAAGTTCCTTGATTAATAACAGCCTTGCCACCTTGCATATAAGCGGTGGATTTAGGTTCATCCTCCTGATAAAGAGGTAAAAAGACTGATTGTGTATTTGCTAATGCACAATGTAAACCAAGAATCTTAACCACACCAGTATCGGTAGTAGTAACATACGGAAGACCGCAGTCACCATTTTTCGATTCCATTCCAGAGGTGACAAAATGTTCACCTAGGTGTAGATTAAAAGGTTTGTTATTGGGAAGTTTTGCGTTCATGGTTTTATGTTCACCACGAGCCGCACCCTTTCCCATTGCGTAGCGGTGAGTTATCTTACCACCGACCTTGAGTCTATGAATTCTTGCAATTTCACGTTGACCAAGGATAGCTTCATAATCCTCATGCGCTAGCAAATGCCGTTTAAGAGACGGCATACTGCAGATCCCTTTTCCGAGATCAAACCATGCAAGGTCGCGATGGGTAGAGTCCATTTGTATATGGACATCAGAAGGTTGTAACGTGTACAAAACTTCATCTCCATTGCGAATTTCCATGTGGGTCCAGTTTTGACCCCATGTCGAGAAGAAATGCTTATTAAGGAAAGCACGTCGACCGGAAATTAATCCGTGAGCTTCTCTTCCTTTGTCTTCATAATAAAAGACAAAATTTCGAATTGCATTCGAAATATTATTTATCTGAATGTCTATAGAATCTTCAAGTTTGGATTGCATCCTAATTTGAGCCTTCTGAGACATTTTCGCTAAATGACCACGAGAAAAGGATTGAAAAGTTACAAACTCATCCTTTCCTTGTTTCTCAAGCAGGCATTTTATATCTTTGTCAGTCGTGGTGGATTGCATCTCAGCACGCTTGACAGTATCTTTAGCTAACTTCTTAGGTGCAGAAGTAGCAAATACAGATTTCACAGCCAACCCAATTCCGCAAACGACAAGTACATAAGCACAAACGCCTGCGAGAATTGAAGCTATCAGGAAACCATATTGGTAAAAGAATCCTCCCACAGTATGAAAGAATCCTGTTCCCAGCTCTTTCGTTCCTTTCCAGAACGTCTTAAGAGCTTGGTAAGTCTCATAAGCACAAATAATGAGGGTGTCATTAGGAATTTGTTCCTTAACAAATGACACCTCCTCATTAATGTACTGTTTGAGTTCTTCTTCGTTACAAGCGAGCACAAATTCATGCACTCGACCTGGACGGGTGTTTTTCGCTTTCTTCGAATGGACTTCCTCTTGAGTCTCAATACAGATATGCTTAAGTCTAGCAACTATAGCACACTGCTCTGATCCTTCAGGAAGATTAATACCTTTAGGGGCATTATCTTTAATTCCAGCAAAGAAAATTTCAAAAGCTGGACAGCATTCACTCAGCCGAGTGGCCGCCCTTTTCAAATCATTTACAGAATGACCCAAATAATAGCCATTATATTCTTCCAGGCCTGGAGTATTTTCATTCACTCCAAGCTTGTACCAACATAACAACTTCATTAAATCACCATATAAGTTTTTCCTATCCTTCCTCGATCCATGAATACGATTCCAAAACCATTTTTGGTGGTCATTGAAACTCACGGGGAGTAACAGACTCGGTTCGTTTTTCTTATAGGCATACTCAAGATACTTATCTATCTGTATCGAGTCGCCATTGAACCAAAGCTCGTAAGGCAACCAATCATTGAAACCTTGACGATTCCAAAGTTTATGCCGAGGAGCTGGTTCAGAAAAGAAATAATTGTATAACCGTGTGGATCTAACGTAGCTCATAACTGCGCCAGGCTCAGTGATTGCATCAATCCACTTCTGAGCAATAATTCTTCTAGTGTCCCACTTAACATAACGTGGATTATTTTCAACACTAGGTATTGTATAATCACCAGTACAACTGGAGGTAGGATCACGAATCCACTTCCCTGATTCATCTTGGATAAATTCCAGGGCAGATTCCGTGATTTGATCCTGCCAATCAACCAGTTCTTCTTCTGAACTACCAGACCCTTGCATAATTGCTTCCACAACTAATTTAGTCATACCAAAAATAATCAAATCTTCGGTGTAAAACTGAACTAATCGCGGAGGTAACTCTACGGGTGTCTGACAAACAGGCGGAAGTTGAAGATTTCTCCTCTGATATTCACAGAGAAGGTTAAATTGAGGATCCATATACATACGATCCAAAATTTTCAACTTAAAATCTTCCTCACTTCGTTTCTTGCTTTTAACGCAAGAATTGATTTGTTGTCTAATCCAAGGATCAAGTTTGTTAAACCACTTGACTCCAGAAACGTGTCTAGCAAGATAATTATCCATATTCTTACTGTACCACGCTTCTATAAGGTCTTTGGTACACTTTGCGTGACCGTCAACCTTGGGATTTTCAAACTCCTCAGATTTTAAAGAAGGCAGATCATCAAAACACTTTTGATAATTTTGAGTTTCCTCAACGGCTTTCTGCATAGCCGTAGTAATCGTTTCACTTTTATCAAGTTCAGACATGCATTCATCAGCGAGCTTAGCTCCAGCTGTGGCAATGTCCTCACTTTTTGACGAGTGAGACGGTTCTTCTTCAATCCCATCAGGATCAAGAGGTGACATATCATCCATTGCTGGAGGTATGTCGTCTCCTGATGATGACGACGAAGAGGGGGGAGGTGGCGGCGGAGGTCCAAAATTACCTGCATAATTCTGCATGTAAAAAGAACGATCCGCAGCAGACCTCTTATAATCATTTATAATTTTTGTTGCCATAAGGTCAGCCAATTGACTAAAAGTAAAGTCAATATGACCAACCTTGACAAGCTGTTGGAAATCAACTCCCGTGTTACGGAGAGCTAATCGAATCCACTGACCTCTCGAAGGAGTATAATGCATCCGATAAATCCAACACTCATCAGGGCGTTGCAACAATTCATTTAAGGGCACGCCATGCCCAGGCTTTATCATTACTTCAACGTGAAAATGACGACGGCGATAAATGGTAGTAGGTCTAGTCAACCCACTAGCAGCATCAAGCTCATCATCAGTTATATTCGATGTAGTAACAACAAAAGGAGACGCGTAATAAGTACAATTTTTCATGCTCAACTCTGCACACGTCAAAGGCAGAGGAGCTCTACTTATGATCTTTTGCATAAGACCAAGCTCTTCAGCTCGCATCTTAGGATCAGCCATTGCAGCTAATTCCTCTATTGCAAAAGCAAAATGCTGTTCTGCATTATACTTATCGCAATAGGCTTGACCAGAAGCCTTCTCATAGACCATTCCAGGATGGAAATCTAGAGGAAACATATCTGGAAGCATTTTTGCAACACGATCATAAACATGTTTAGGCATAATCTGATATGTATCAGATTTGCCTTGGCCAGGAGCTCCATACATGGAAAACCACGTAGGCTCAATCCTAGCTCTAAAAACCCATGCTTGCGCACGGACTTCTTCGGACAATTTCTCTACTTTCACAAGTATATTATTATAATACGAGTGAGTTGATGATGTAAGACCACTAGAAAGGGCCAAAACACGACGAAAAGAAAGAACTTGTTGACCAAGTCTCATAATTTCTCGAGCCGCTACATCATTAGTAAAAAATTGTGCGGATGTGTATTTGTCTAAACAAGCTACACAGGATTTCATATACACTCCCATGTCATCAATTTCTTGATAATCGGGAAAGAAATGTTTTCCTTTTGAAAATAAAGAATATATAGAATCAACAAGCCACATAAAGAAATCTTTAATATTGTTTTTAACTTGAGGCATCCTAGCAATAATGTTAGTAACACTACCGATAGTTCCAAGTGAGAACAAACCAATAAAAGCTTTTCCAAACGTTTCAAAAGTGCTTGAGCACCCTTGCATTTCTGCTTGATCACTATATATTGCGTCCATAAAATCCTTGGACGACTTTCTGTCTATTTGCACTCCAATCTTAGTAAGAGAGAAGGCAAGTATTGACATAAAAACTGATGATGCGAGCTGACTCGACCACCAGGTTAATGTAATAAGGGTAAATAAAGCAACGGCCAAACAACACCACATTGACTTGTTGGCGTGAGCCAGTTTTTCATCAATAGGTATCGTAGCCATTACGGTGTCGGAAAATGTATCCATAAATTTGTATATCATGTCTTTTATTGAAACAAGCCATGATTTGATGTTAGAAACACCAGATTTCAGTGCATTTATGCACGAATCATACATACTATTAAATAATGAATCAACCAACATTTTCGTACCAGAGTTCAGTACGCTAGTCATTGTATCAGTTTGTATACTTTTCAATTTACTAGTCGTTGATGATCCAACACCTTTTAGGTAACTCAAAGTACCCTTAATGTTTGATTTCATCCCCTCGAAAAACGAGGAGGCAGTTGATGAATCAGACTCACCTTGCATAAATGCAAGGTTTTTTGTCTTGAGTTCATCAAGATAATCAGTGATTCGATCACGCTTAAGACCACAAAAATTTTTAAGACAAAATTTGTAATTTTTAAGCCAAATGCGAAGCGCCCTATTTTTACAAGGAACGGGTCGTCGCATGACAAAATCACATCGTTGGAGGCGGTGTCCTGAAAGGACAAGCGCCAATTTCTGACGAGCACATTTACGTGTCTCGCAATCAACATGTTTGATGTTGTAATAATTACTATCATACAGTAATTTTCCAACTAACTTAAAACCTTGAGCCATTATTCGTGGATCAAAGTCTCCAGTTCCTACTGAAAGCCAAATTTTCTTAGCTTTAGCAGTAGCCTCATCAGAGAGGACAACATGTTTTAAAAGTTTGACTCCATATTTGGGGCCATATTCGTATTTATCATTTGGTCGTAAATCCCGCGACCATCCACACCCTTGGTTCTTTTTCTTATAACCAGAGGGTAACGGGGGAAGCATATAATCATAATTATCATCGATTAATACTTCCTTTATACAGGCAAATCCTGTTTTCTTCTTCTCGTTATCCTTGACAGTACGTCTAAGGGAACGAGGCATCCTTTTAACTAACTTCTGCTGAACCTGGTCAGGTTCTTTTTGTATAGAAGTAGTTGTAAAAGGCATCTGATATATAATATCAGGCATTTGTTCCTGTGAGTCAGAAGACGAAGGAGTGCACCCTTCATTATCCGATTCACAGGAAAAGAAAGTTCGAGAACTCTCTTCTTCATCACTAAAAATTAATACCTCATAAGGAGGTAGATCTTTTTCAACGACGGTAGTTGTAATCCGTCGCAAATTTGTTTCATTTTGATAGTTATTAAAACCATCTCGTTCAGCAAAATCTGCTTCCGGACCATCATAATAAAGATCTGGGACCTGCCACAAATCAAAGGCGTCCCAATCTGTAAAATCACGTACAATAGTAGGTCCATGTACATGAGTTTCTTGAGCTTGCCCTAATATAACAGGGGCAAGCAAAAATCCATTATCTCCTGCTTGAAGCAGGTCCTCACCGATCGTGAGGGAACAAAATTCGTTTGAAAGAATATCATCAGTGTGCTGCGTTTTTCGCTATGCCACATCTGAACTAACCATCCGGTGGCTCTGAAGAACTATTTTAAGGCCGGTCGTGTATTGAAATTATCTCAGACCGATTCAAACCTAAATAGGTAGATGGTAGTCGACCCTACAGTACAGCACAGAGTTTCGGCAGGTTAAAGACCTATGGAATCTTCAACCCTGAGAACTATCCCGTGTCAGAGATAGAACGCGTAGGCTCTGGTAGAGTTGTTTAATTGACTTAAAAAGTCAGTCTCAATTAAGAAGACATTATTATCACGTACAATATATCCGGAATCGTCCGGCGCGAAAGTTGGGAGTATACAGTATGTCGTTATCACCAATGCAACGAATTAACATTGATTACTATACTCCAGACCTATATCGTTATATACAATTTTTTACCGTGTTTTATCTTCTAGCATCTTAAAAGAAACTAATTTTAAAAGACGAATGGCGAGGCTAAACCTCGACTGCAATGGAATTTGCTCACTGCAATCTTTACCTAATGCCAAACTATTTAGCTGGACTCACATGAGGGCAATAACTTCCCATGTGTGGTTCTCATGTTTCCTTTACTTAAAAAGAAGGTCCTACATGATTAAAGACCTTGGACTAATGTCCATTTATAGCTCCTGAATTTGATCGTTCAAGACTAACGGATAGCTATAGTAAGCTATCCACATTGATATCGCTCAATGCACTTTCTCACGTCATAAGCGTGTACAAACACAAGGTTTTATATGTACAAATCTTTTATAATCAGATTGATCGTCTGATAAAGATTTTACATATACTAACTTGATAGTACAGAATGTTTATATTTTTAGTCTAAAATTAAAACATACAAATTAACTTACGCATATTTTCTATTGAAGGCCCTGCGAAGGCCCAGTCATCATGGTTAATACTTACATCTATAAGGACTCTTATGTGTTTTGTGTTTCTGTCTCTTCAACTACACAAAATAATAAGATCTACAAGATTTCAATATTCCAGTTTTTAAATCCTAGGTACTTTATTTGCGGAAACAAATAAAGTATTACGAATCTAGTACGGAGATGAATATCCATACTATTGAAAATTATTTTATTATTATA